CGATGACCGCTCGCTCTCGATACGAACAACTTCGGTCGTTTCGGACACAATACGTCGATACGGCCGTAACAGCAGCAGAGCTGACCCTGCCCTACCTGATCCATCAGGAAGAGGACAACACCAAATACGCCAAGAGGGTTCTCTCTACCCCCTGGCAGAGCATCGGAGCCAAAGGGGTTACCACCCTGGCCTCGAAGCTGATGCTGGCCCTCCTGCCCCCGCAGACGAGCTTCTTCAAGCTCCAGCTGAGGGACACGGTGAACCAGCAGGAGATACCTCCGAAGGCCAAGGCCGAGGTGGATGCCACCTTCGCCAAGATGGAGAGGATCATCAACGATGGGATCGCCGCCTCGAATGATCGGGTCAAGATCCACGAGGCGATCAAGCACCTGGTGGTGACCGGTAATGCCGGCCTCTATATGGGTGACAAGAGCCTCAAGGTCTACCCCCTCAACCGCTATGTCGTGGACCGTGATGGTTCCGACAATGTGATCGAGGCCATCACCAAGGAACGTATTTCAAAGAAGGTCCTAGACGAGACCCTCGCACAGAAAGGCAAGGCCCCTATCATCACCCAGCTTCCTGAGGGGCCCCAGGCCAGCAGCACTCCAGGCACTGATGATGAGGTGGATGTCTACACCCACATCAAACGAACCTCGAAGGGATGGCGGTGGCACCAGGAAGTGAACGATCAGATCGTCCCTGGCTCCATCGGCAACGCCCCTCTCAATGCCAGCCCCTGGCTCTTCCTCCGCTTCAACTCAGTTGATGGGGAGATGTATGGCCGTGGCCGTGTGGAGGAGTTCATGGGTGATCTGAAGTCCCTCGAAGGCCTGATGCAGGCCCTGGTCGAGGGATCGGCTGTGTCTGCCAAGGTGATCTTCCTGGTGAACCCAGGCTCCGTCACCAAGGTGGCCTCGATCTCCAATGCTGCCAACGGCGCCATCATCGCCGGCAGGGCTGAGGATGTCACCGTGATCCAGGCCAACAAGGCGAGTGATTTCCGGACGGCTGCCGATATGATCGGCGCCCTGGAGCGTCGGCTTGCTGAGGCCTTCCTGGTGATGAATGTCCGGGAGTCCGAGAGGACCACAGCCGAGGAGGTCAGGATGACCCAGCTGGAGCTGGAGCAACAGCTCGGCGGGCTCTTCAGTCTGCTGACAGTGGAGTTCCTGATCCCCTACCTGAACCGCAAGCTGCTGGTCGCCCAGAGGTCCGGAGAGATCCTGCCCCTGGACAAGAAGATCATGCGGCCGGTGATTGTGGCAGGCATCAATGCCCTTGGCCGTGGCCAGGATCGAGATGCCCTGATCCTCTTCACCCAGACCATTGCACAGGCCCTAGGCACTGATGCAGTCGCCAAATTCGTAAACCCTCAAGAACTGATCACTCGACTGGCTACCAGCCAGGGGATCGACACCCTGGACCTGGTCAAGTCACAGGAGGACCTTGATGCTGAGCAGCAGCAGATGATGAACCAACAGAAGGAGCTATCCCTGGTCAATCAGACCGCTGCACTGGCCAAGGCCCCGATCTACGACCCCACCAAGAATCCCGATGCCCTCCAACAATTCGGCCAGGGGAATGAAGCCCAGCCGCCCCAGCAAGGTCCCGCCGGCCCAGCTCCCGGAGCCTGAACCTCCCGTGACAGAGGAGGAGCCTGATATTCGCTATCTGCGAAGAACGAATCTGGTTGCCAAGCCCACCATTGGCAACCCTGTCATCGTCACCAAGGTGGGCCTAGGAAACCTTACTGTTCAAACCGCCCATGGCACCGATCGCAACGACTAGCACCTTCGACTCCACTGATAACGAGGCCCTGGTGTCTGCCCAAGAGCAGGCCGAGCAGGAGGCCTACGAGATTGGGGACCGACTGGTCACCGAGCAGGAGACCCTCCTGGCCAACAAGTACCGCACCCCTGAGGAGCTGGAGGAGGCCTACCTGGAGCTCCAGCGCAAGCTCGGGGAGCGTGGTGCCCAGCAGGACGAGGAGGAGCCCCAGGATGAGCCTGAGGAGCTGGAGGAGGACGAGGAGTCCTCTTCTATCCTTGGCCGCCTTGCTGAGGCTGCAGACTCCGGTGAGTTCCCTGAGGATCTTCTGGCCGAGCTGGATGGTCTCAATCCCAGGGACCTGGCCAATGAGTTTCTGGCCTACCGGGAACAGCAGCAGGAGCAGGCCCCGGCCTATGAGATGACCGATGCCGACATAGCCGAGATGAAGGGCCTGGTCGGAGGTGAGCAGCAGTACCAGGCCATGTGCCAGTGGGCTGCCGAGAACCTCGACCCCAATGAGGTGGCCGTCTTTGACAGCGTGGTCACCGAGCTGCAGGACCCCCGGGCCGTCTACTTTGCCATCCAGGCCCTGAACTATCGATTCCGAGAGGCCACCGGCTATGAGCCGGAGCTGCTCTCTGGGCGCTCTCCGTCCAACCAGGGTGATATCTTCCAAAGCCATGCACAGCTGGTGGAGGCCCTGAGCGATCCCCGCTACGAGAGGGACCCTGCCTACAGGGCCGCTATCGAAGCAAAGCTGGAGCGATCTCCCGACCTTCTCTGAGGTCCGTAGATCCTCCGGTTGTCCCAATTCCCCTAACGCATGACTTCTCTTCTTGCTTCCGCTCTGATGATCGCCAGCTGGTATGGCCCGTACTATCACGGCCGTACCACCGCAAACGGTGAGACCTTCAACCAGTACGCCCTGACGGCGGCTCATAGGACCCTCCCTTTCGGGACGAGGCTCCGGGTCTGCCTGAAAGGATGCACCACGGTCAGGATCAATGATCGGGGCCCCTACACAGGGGGCCGTGAACTGGACCTGAGCAGAGCGGCAGCGGATGCCATCGGTCTGACCCCCCAGGGAGTGGGCCATGTTTCCGTCACACGTCTCAACTGATGACACAAAGTTACCCTTTAGGGCCTGCCATTACACCGGCGGGCCCTCAGGTGACGAATCCAATCCACATTCCTATTGATGGGACCATTGCGTCCCCTCTCTACCCTGGGATCTCTCCGGCGACTGGATTCGACTCACTTCCTTATGCTGCAACTGTCAACCTCGATCTGAGTCTGCTTACTGGTCAGTTCAAGACCATCACGCTGACAGGAAACCTTACCTTCACAAATAGCAACATTGCAGCCGGAAGGGCTGTGCTGTTGAGGCTCCTGCCTGGTGCCTCATCCAGGAACCTGACGTTCCCGATTGGATGGGTGTTCTACAGCGACAAACCGACAAGCATTGCTGCAAACAAAGGTGGTCTTCTTTCCTTGACCTATTTCGGCAGTACAGATGCCGACTGCGTGGCCGTCTATAAGCAGCAGCCATGAGCAACCTGATAAGAGTGTTTCCTTTTAAGTGGCCATATTCTCTTCAACAGCTGAGAGAGGATGAGCCTCGGTACTCCTTTTCGTCTGCACCTAGTGACTGGGAGTATGCCTATTTTGGTGTGTTTAAGGTGCAGCCTACTGCTGAACCTGAATTTGATCCTGACCTGGAAAAGGTCATTGAGGTTATACCAGAGCTGGTAAACAATCAATGGCGGCAGCAGTGGGAGGTGGTGGCCCTGACCCCGGAGGAGCAGATAGAGCGTTACCGCGCCACGCATCCGCCGAGGTGGGTGGAGTTTGGCGAAGCAGTGACCAGTGACCCAGAGATTGCGCAGCTCTACGAAACAGCCCCTCGGATCCTGGCCCACAGCCTCACCGGAGGCCTGCTGCAGGTTGTGAATCAGGGCGATGCTCGTTCGTTTGCATCTGCCTGGAATCGAGCACGGGCCGCTCTGCTTGTGCCGCCCCCACTGGAGCAGGCCATCCTCGCGCTGGCCGTGGCGCATGACCTGCCTCAGGAGTTTGTGGCAGCCCTGGGGCCTCAGATCACGACGCAGGGAGGGCTGGGGACATGATGAATTTATCGCTGATGGATCCGGCGTTTTTGGGGAGCTTGACCAGCCAGTTTTTCCTTGACCTGTACCCCAACGCTTCTGCGGCCTATAGCCTAAGGCAGCTCAGTGCTGGCATCACTAGCGTCATTCGCGTGCGGCGAAGCAGTGATAATGCTGAGGCTGATTTCACGGCCACGCAAATAACTGATGGCTCCCTGGCGTCGTGGGTTGGCGCTGCCAATAATGGATTTGTGCGGACTTGGTACGACCAGAGCGGAAATGCTGGCCATGCAATTCAAACAACAACCTCACTGCAGCCAACAATCGTAAGCAGTGGCGCCCTAATTGTTGAGGGTGGCAAACCTGCAATCCACTTTGATGGGAAAGTTTTACAAAGGCCTACCGCTAACATACTTTTTCCTTTCTTTTCCTTTGCAGTGGTAAAAAGCGGTGGAACTGGG